TTCTGGAACTGGCTTGATTGCACCAACATTCTAAGTTAGATTTGCATAGGTTAGAAATTTGAAAACTAACCTTTGCAATACTTAGAGTAATCTAAGGGAAGGGCAGGCTTTGATCCCCGACAAGGCCTGCCACTTCTTAAGGAGTATAATGAAACTACTAAAGATTTTAAAAAAGAAAAAAGAAACTGCTACCGCATTACCTAAGACAGAAAAGGCAATGCTTCCAAAATTGGAGAAGAGGAATAAATGAGTCAGTCAATAACACAGTATTGTACTCTTGCAGACTTAAAAAATAGTTTGCAGATTGAAGATAGTAATGACGATGTTGCACTACAAGCAGCGATTCTTACTGCCTCAAGACAGATTGATGACTATTGCCAGCGTTTCTTTTATCAAGAAGGTAGCCTCTTAGTACCTGCAGTAAAATACTATACTGCTGTAAGCCCATGGTATGTAGAGACAGACGATATTGTTCAATTAACAGAAATAGCATGTGATCCTGACTTTGATCAGTCATATGCACAGATTTGGGATTTAAATACAGATGTTATGTATGAACCAGTAAATAATCCTTCAAAAGGTTGGCCATGGACAAAAATTCTGGCTATTGGCTCATATGTATTTCCTTATTTCTTTCCACAGACAGTAAGATTAAGTGGTATTTTTGGATTTCCAGAAGTTCCATATGAAGTAGAAATGGCCTGCAAAATTCAGGCAGCAAGATTATTTATTAGAAAGCAATCACCATTTGGTATTGCAGGATCTGTAGAATTGGGTACAGTTAGATTAAATTCAAGACTTGATCCAGATGTAGAAATGCTTTTAAAGGTATATCGTAAGAATAAAGGACTTGCCTACTAATGATAAATATAAGTGGTGTAAGAGAACAATTAGGAAAGAATTTAGAAACAATTACAGGTATGCGTGTTTATGACAAAATACCTGATGTTGTAGTTCCTCCATGTGCTGTAGTTGGCCAATTAGATTTCACATTTGATATTGATAATGCTCGTGGCTTAGACCAAGCATCTGTAGATATTTATGTGATTGTTCAAAGAATATCTGAAAGAGCAGGACAAGATAAACTTGACCAACTTTTGGCAGGTACAGGAAATAAATCAATCAAAACAGCCATAGAATCAGACAGAACACTTGGAGGCTTAGTAAATACTCTAAGAGTTATAAGTGCTGAAAGTGGTACATATAACTCTGGAGATCAAGAGTTTTTATCATATCGTTATAATGTAACAATATGGGGCTAAGGAGAAGATCAATGGAATATGAAGTAATATCCAATAAAAAAGTTTGCGGTAAGGTCAAAGGTGAAAGACTTACCGAATCTGATATAATTAGTGCAAGAGGAAATGTTGAATTTCTACTTGATGCTGGTCATATCAAAGAAGCAGGAAAGACACCAAAATACACAAAGACATTTGAACCAAAATTTGAAGAAGTTCCAGTAGTTGAGGAATCAGCATTTGAGGTATCAGATGATAATATATCTACAACAGAAGGAGATATTTAACAATGGCTCGTATAGTGCTTACTGATGTTGCAGTAACAATTAACTCTGTTGATCTTTCTGATCACATTGCATCTGTTACCCTTACAACATCTGCAGACGCTGTTGAAACAACAGCATTTGGACAAGACTCAAGAACTCGTGTTGGCGGTCTAAAGGATAACTCAGTTACCTTTGATTTCCACCAGGATTTCTCTGCTACTGAAGTTGAAGCAACAATTTATCCACTTATTGGAGGACTTACTGCAGTTACAGTAAAGCCTACAGCAGGTGCAATTGCTGCTGATAATCCTTCGTATCAATTTGATGCGCTTGTAACAGAATGGACACCATTAAATGGTGCAGTTGGTGAACTATCAACAGCATCTGTCACATGGCCAGTTTCTGGAGACATTACAAAGGATGTAACTCCATAACATGGCTAAGTTAGTCTTAGATAATTGCTATGTTTTAATGGGAGCAACAAATCCGCCTGTATATAATCTTAGTGATCATATTGCAAGCATTACGCTCTCTACAGTGCATGATATTATTGAGACTACTGAGTTTGGGCAAATTGCAAAGACCAGAATTGCAGGACTTGCTGATAATTCTGTAACCTTTGAATTTCACCAGGATTTTAGTACAGGCTCAGTGGAGGATGTAATATATCCTGCACTGGGCACTGCACTAAACTGTATCATAAAGCCTAATGGCAATGTTACAAGTGCTACAAATCCTGCATATTCATTTTCTGTACTAATCAGTGAGTGGACACCACTTAATGGAAGTGCTGGAGATCTTGCAACAGCAAGCGTTACCTGGCCTATTTCAGGCGAGATAACAAAAACAACAACACCTTAAAGGGGAAAATACAAATGGATGGACTAAGTATAAAAGTCAAAACTAACGATGGACAAGAAGGAAAATACACTCTTCGTCCAAAAACAATCGTTGCTTTTGAACAAAAATTTAATAAGGGATTTGCTAAACTTCTTAGCGAAGACCAAAAGTTGGAGCATATCTACTTCCTTGCATGGGCAGCCATGAAGGATGCAGGTAAGGTTGTAAAGCCATTTGGCGATGCTTTTCTTGACACGCTTGATGCGGTTGAATTAGAAGTAGACCCAAACTCCGAATCCACAGAGACAGTCTAACATATACTGTAGCAATGATCTCTGTGGAGACAGGAATATCTCCAAATGATTTGCTTGAAGCGCCTGATGGCATAATTGAAGCAATAGTTATATATCTCAAGGAGAGAAGTAGGAATGCAGGCAGGAAATGAGTAAAAATGTTATAGTGTTAACTGGAGTTAAAGAAACACTAAAGGCATTAGAACAATTTGACAAGCAAGCAGTTAAAGACTTCACAAAAGTCCTTAATAGCGAATTGCGTACTGCTAAAAATGAAGCACAGCAACTTGTCACAGCAAAGCCACCACTTAGTGGATGGGCTACTGTTCCTGCTGCAAATCCTCGTTCTCGTGGTGGTGCTGGATGGCCTGCCTGGGATCAATCTGTCATTAGGTCTGGTATTTCAGTAACAAAAGCAGAAGGTAAAGTTAGATCAGACTATACAACCTCTGCTGGTGCATTAAAGAACAAGTCTGCTGCTGGTGTTATTTATGAAGTGGCAGGTAGAAAGAATAAAACTGGCGGTAAAAATGGATTCATTAGTAATCTAAGTAGTAAAGATAGTCCATTTCAGCCATCAAGATTAGTTTGGCATGTAGTAGATAAGAGCAGAGCCAAAATTGTAGATAATGTATCAAAAGCATTAGATAATGCTAAAACAAAATTACAACAGAATTTAAGTAAGGAGAGAGCATAACATGGTAATGGGTGCAGTAGTAGCCAGAATCCTTACTCAATATTCTGATAAAGGTTCTAAGCAGGCTCAAAAAGACATAGCAAAACTTCAAAAAAGAATTGATGCTTTTGGTAAAAAAGCAGCAAAGTCATTTGCTGTTGCTGCTGCAGCAAGTGCTGCTCTTGCATATAAGATTGGAAAAGATTCTGTAAAGGCAGCAATTGAACAACAAAAGTCTCAAGCACTTCTTGCAAATAGTTTAAAAAATAGTCTTGGTGTAACAGATGAACAAATTTCTGCAATAGAAAAATATATAGATAAGACAGAAATTTTAACAAATGTTCAAGATACAGAATTAAGATCAAGTTTTAGTCAATTAGCAATTGCGTTTGGAAATATAACTGATGCTACCCTTGCTCAAGGTGTTGCTCTTGATGTTGCTGCGGGAACAGGTAAAGATTTATCATTAGTAAGTGATGCAATTACAAAAGCAAGTCAGGGTAATTTTACTGCTCTAAAGAAAATAATCCCTACATTAGATGCAAACATTGTTAAAAATAAAGATTTGGGTGCTGCTCTTACTTATGCAACAAAAACATATAAAGGTGCAGCAAAAGCGGCAGCAGATAGAGATCCATGGACAAGATTAGAAACTGCATTTGGAAATCTTCAAAAGCAATTAGGCATAGTACTTTTACCTGTTGTTATAGATTTTACTAACTATTTAATAGAAGAAGTAATACCAGCACTTGAAGAGTGGATTGCTTTAAATCAAGATAAATTACAACAATCTTTACAAGATGTAACTGATATTCTTAAAGACTTTATTAAACAAGGTCCAACGATTCTTCAGTTATTAAAAGGTATTTCAGATATTCTGGCTGTCTTAAATACTCCTATTGCTGGAATAACATCTTTATTTAATCTTGTTGTTTATGGTATTTTAATTAAAAGGGCTTACTCTGGTATTTCTAATATATTTGGAGGAATTAATAAAGAAGTTTTAACTACTGGTAAGCGTTATGATGTTGTTGCACAAAAACAAGGTCCAGTTATTAAAGCATTGCAATGGCTATTATCAAAAGGCAAAATAGTTGCTGGAATAATATATGGCATTGCTACAGCATTTACTACTATGGGAATAAGGGCAGGAATTTCAGCAATTGGAGTTGCCCTTGCAACTGCTGGTGCAAATATTTATGCTGCACTACCAGCATTGGCTGCTATTGGCGTAACAGCATTTGCTACCAAGAGATATATGGATTCCTTAAAGGACTCTACAGATAAAACTTCTGATTCAATTAAAAAGTTTGGTAGTGTTTCAAGACAGGCTATTGCTGGACCAGCAGCGTTAGCAAAAGCACAGGCTGCAGCAGCAGCAGAAGAGGCTGCAAGATTAGCAAGACTTAAAGCAATGCAGGCTGAACAAGATAAGAAAGATAAAGAGGCTAAAGCAAGAGCAGCACAAGTTCTTAAACTTCAAAAGCAAATTACTGCACTTAGTGGTCAAAAAGTAAGAAGTGAAGATGATCCAATTCAATTAGAAGCAGCAAGATTACTATTAATTAAACAAGGTAATTTACTTGAGTTAGAAAAACTAAAGAGAATTACAGAAGAAGTTGCATTAATTAAATTAAGAAATGATTATCTAACAAAATATCAAGATATTCTTCAGGCTTTACAAGGCGATAACAAGATAACAGCAAATGAAATTAACCTACTTGCTCTTAAATGGGGTATGGCAAGAGAACAGGTTGAATTATATCTACAAGGTTGGCTTGCTGTTGCTGATTATAAGATAACAACTGAAGAAATAGATAAATATGCTACTTCATGGTTCATGACCACTGATCAGGCTAAGAAATATCTACAAGCACTTCAGGCTATTCAAGATGGCGTAGTTACTACTGAAGAGATAGAATATTTAAGAAACGAGTGGAATGTTACTGTTCCTGAAGTTAAGAAATATCTTGACTTTGTTAGAGCAATAGAAGATCAGACTCTTACTGATACAGAAGTTGCTGCTCTAAAGAAAGAATGGGGTTTATCTAATGACCAGGTTTCAGCATACCTACTTCAAATAGGAAAGCCATTTAATTATCATGGCTCAATGCTTTCAGGTATTGATTCATTAATTGAAAAATTAAAACAAGCAATTGAATTAATGAAACAACTTCAGGGTGGTAGCACAACCACTAAGCCTATTGTTCCTGTTGTTCCTGTTGTTCCAGTAACTCCAGTTACTCCTGTAAAGCCTATAACTCCTGTTACACCAGATACTTCTGGAAGTAGAGATTCTCATGCAGCAGCAGCCGCATATGCCGCAGCAAAGGCTGCAGGAGATATGACAGCAGCAGCAATTGCAGCAGCAGGTGTAAGTCCAAGTGCTTTAGCAGCACAAGAGTCTGGTGCGATTGGAGCAGCAAGTATTGCAGCACAATTAAGGGCAGCAGAAGAAGCATTAGCACAACAACAACATATTGCTACTTATGCAGCATTTAAAGCAAAAGAAAGAGCAGACGAGATGGCTGCAGCATCAAACTCATTATCGTCTACATCTGCTTATGATCCTTATGCTGATGAAGCAGAAAAAGCAAGAATTAGAAGAATGCAAGGATTCCAGTCAACAACGCTATCAAATGCTTCTGGAATATCTGGTGGAAATCTAATGGCTGCACCAATAGTTAATATTACTGTACAAGGTTCTGTGACTGCAGAAGACGATTTAGTACAGACTGTTAGAAATGGTCTACTTGCAACACAATACAATGGTAATTCTATAAACTTGTTGGCGGTATAAAATGACAATAGCAACTTTAGGTGTTGAAATTGACTTTGCCAGTGGACCATCATTTGGATATCCATTTACCCTTAATGATCCAGCATCTCTTCTTGATAGTGCTATATTGGCTGATGCACCATCAGATATTGTAAATATTACTAATCAAGTAATGAAATGCTCTACTCGTAGAGGACGAAATCGTATTTTGTCTAACTTTGAAGCAGGAACTGCAACAGTAATATTAAATGATCCTGATGGTTATTTTAATCCACAAAATGGTTCATCTCCATATAGTGGTAAATTATTACCATTAAGAAAAATAAAAATATATGCAGATGTTAATCTTGGAACTAATCAAAGATTCTATTTATTTTCAGGATATATAACATCATATGACACTGGATTTTATCTGGGTACAAATGAAACATCTACTGTTACATTACAATGTGTAGATGGATTCCGCTTGTTAGCAAATGTTTCTACAGATATTCCTCCAATTCCTGGCTGTACTGCAGGTCAGTTATCAGGAGCAAGAATAAATGCAATATTAGATTATGCAGATTGGCCTAATTCATTAAGAAATATTGATACTGGTAATTCTACAATGCAGGCAGATCCTGGTGGACAAAGATCAACATTGCAGGCATTACAGACAGTTGAACAATCTGAATTTGGTGCATTTTATATAGAACCTGATGGTGTAGCAAGATTTTTGGATAGAACAAATTTATCTAAAGCAGCAGATATTGTATTTAGAACATATTCTGATACTGGAGCAACAGGAACATTACCATATACCAGCATAGATACAGCCTTTGATGATCAATTAATTTTAAATGATGTTACTGTCACAAGGCTTGGCGGTACACCACAAATTGTTATTGATCAGGATAGCGTAGATACATATTTCTATAAGTCTGGCCAAAGATCAGATATTCTTGTACAGACTGATGCTGAAGCATTGGATCAAGCACAAATGCTTGTTGCTACTCGTAAAGATGCAGAACTTAGAATTGATTCTATGACAATTAATCTTAATAATAATGACGCTGCTCAAAATGTTGCTGCATTCAATGCAGACATTTATAAACTTGTTAGAATTATTAAGACAATGCCTGGTGCATCAACAATTGAGAGTGAATTGTTTATTCAAGGCATTCAGCATGATATTACACCAAATACTTGGAATGTAAGATTATTTACCGCAGAACCAATTATTGAAGGGTTTATTCTGGATTCAGAAACTCAGGGTGAACTTGATATAAATGCATTAACATACTAAAATAAGGAGAAAACGATGCCTACAGGCAGTCCAAACGCAGGTTATAGAACATTCAACACAGGTGATGTTTTAACCGCAGCACAGGTACAGTACTACCTGCAGAATCAATCAATCATGTACTTTGCTACAGCAGCAGCAAGAGATACTGCTCTGACAGCAGGTATTCTTCAAGAAGGCATGTTTGCATACCTTGCTGATAGCAATACAATAGTCTTTTATGATGGCTCATCATGGAAGAATTTATTTTCTTCTCAGACACTTACATCACCAAAAGAAACAAATGTTGTTTCAGCAACTGCTGCTAATGGTACTGTAAATGTTGATGTAAGTACATCTTCTGTATTAATCTATACAACAAATGCTTCAGGTAACTGGACCCTAAATGTTAGAGGAAATAATACAACTACACTTAATTCAATAATGTCAACTGGAGAACAAATTTCTGTTGTATTTGAGTCACCAAATGGTGCAACTGCTTACTATCCAACAGCATTTACTATTGATGGATCTGCACCAACATATATTAAGTGGTTAGGTGGAACAGCACCTTCTTCTGGAAATACTAACTCAAATGATGTATATATTTATACAATTAGAAAAACAGGAGCAGGTGCTTTTACTGTTCTTGCTTCACAAAATAAATACGCTTAAGAATTAACGAGGGAGAAAACAGTGAGTCCATTACAGCGTGATCCAAGTGGAATAGGTATTCAAAATAGATACATAATTCCACCAGTTGTTCCACCAGTTGTTCC